GAAAGTCGACCATATGAGTCGTGCTGATAGCGCGCCGCAGGAGTCCGCTCCTGTGAGGGAACCACGTGATGACTTGGGGGCCGATGAGAGGAAGCCCCGTCACGTGCAGACCCGCCGAACACGAATTGTTGCTGGGGGGAAGGCCCAGCCCGTCAGCGGTAAAACTGACGCCACCCGAAAACCACCCACACGAGGTAGTAGGAAGCAGCGTGAAGCTGGGACTCATCAGAGTCGAGGTGAAGGGCCGCGAGGCCATAAGGGGTATGCTTTACCTGACAGCAATAGAAGCGCGAATTTTCGCAGTCACCGGGATCTGAGCTCCGGCTGGAAGACAGTCACCAGGAAACGCTCAGACGGAGAGCTAGCACAACTTCGGTTGTTAGTGGAACACCAGCGACAGGCCATCAAGGAATTGAGGGGCCAGGTGAAACAGCTCGTAAGACTAGGGAGACAGCAGCCAGAATCGAGGCCAAGCGGCGCAGAACGGTTAGACGTATGCACGCAGCGGCAGCAGCCGGGGCCCTCGAGGAATGGAAGGCCAAAGTCAACCCAAGCAAAGCCGCGACCAGTCAATGGGAGCGAGAAGAAGCCTCAGTTAGGTACTGGAGCACCAGAGACATCTGTCCCCGGTGCAGGTCCTATGAAGCCAACTGGACAGCCAACCGAGACTTCAAATTGCCATCTGGATACACAGTCTCCATCCACGGAATCTACTGTTTCAGATGTGAAAGACTGTTCCCCGGTCCTAAACAGGCCTAAGGTAGGGGGCGCTTCACTTGCATCCAATGACAAGCCACTGTCACCTCAATTGGATGTGTCGTACAAGAGCAACCTTGTAGATGTTAGCCGCGAGCGAGTGTCTAGGGAAGTCCGTAGGAAGGTGCGGAGGGCTAAGTCCCTCCCAACGGATGAGGACCTCCATTATTACTTGGTGACCGAGTTTGCCATGGTGCCCCGGTCATGTGGGCTATTAAGGCAAATGGTCATCAAAGCTAGGAACTACTTGCACAAGTTTGATCTAACAGCGTGGACTAACAAACAGATCTACAGGAACATCATGGCATCTGTTCGCACGGCCATGGTTATTACTCCGGAAGAAGAAAGCATTAGAGCTTCACTTAAGAATAGTGAAGTGCTCGAAGGAATGCAGAAACATGCCAAGCTAGTGGTTAGTGGAGATGCTGGCAGAACAGGTTTCTTCTTCAAGAGTAATAAGCAATTGCCCAGCGCGAAATAGGTAACGCCCACACTGGGTGCTGTATGCTATGGTAGCATCACACCGTCAAAGCTACTACCAGGTTGCAGCAACAACGTCCCAGTGTGCGATTGCGCTTGTACGCGTGTCACAACAAAGCTTTGTGACTTTAGTCCAGACATACCATCCGTGGTCTGGACACACAAATCTTGTGTGTGTAATGAGAGAGCAGCACTCTCATTGCGTCATCAAATCGACACAGGTGTGAAACACACGAGTAAATTAGATCTGCGTTTAACGTTAAAACCTTACGTTAAACGCATCCGCCCGGTGAGCTATGACTGCATTTTAAAACGAGCTACACCGAGAAAGCGGAAACTGTTGGAGCAGGCTAGGGAGTCCTTACTATTACAGGACCTTGAGGAGAGGGATGCTAAGGTTAGGATGTTCCTAAAGGACGACAAGTACCATGAGTGGAAACGAGTCGTTCCCAGGTGCATTCAATACCGTAGCAAGCGATATTGTTTACCCCTAGCCAGCTACCTAACGCCCATTGAACATTATATATGTTCTATAGTCGATGATTCAGACACACCCATTTTTGCCAAATCCCGTAATTACCGTCAGAGAGGGGATGACATCTTTCGCAAAATGGAGTACTTCCAAGATCCAGTTGTCATTAGCCTGGACCATTCAAAATTTGATGCCCATGTCAACATGCAGCTCCTGGATGCTGAGCACTGGTTCTACAAAGCCTGTTGCCGCAGCCCAGAGCTCAAGCGCCTGCTACACTGGCAGCGCATTAATAGGGGCCAAACCAAGAATGGGACGCGCTATGTAACAAGAGCGACACGAATGTCTGGCGATCAGAATACCGGCATTGGTAATTCAATAATAAACTTTGCTATGACCAAAGCACTCTTTGGCCATATGAAGGTTTGTTATTATATTGATGGTGATGATTACTTACTCTTTGTTGAGAGAAAAGATCAACCTCACATCAAGCCGGAATTGTACCGCCAGTTTGGAATGGAAACCAAGTTGGAGTCCGTAACATCGACTATAGAGCATATTGACTTTTGTCAAACTAGGCCAGTGTTTAATGGCGTTGGGTACACTATGGTGCGAAATCCAAAACGTATGTTGAGTAGAGTGCAGTGGGGTGTTGGGCGGTTTAGCGCCGCTTACATCCCCAAGTACTTGAGCTCAGTTGGCAAGTGCTTGATCTCCACGGGTCAAGGCTTACCAGTTGAACAGTACATAGGTAGAACCTTGTCATCACTGAGTTCACTATATGTACTAACTCCATACCACCATAGTGCCAGCAGAATGCCCTACAGGCCAGGTCGTGCTTTCGTAGTTGAACCGAGCACGGCCACGCGCTTTTCTTACGAATTGGCATGGAACATTAGTGTTAACCAACAGCTAGCACTTGAGGAGACCACTGTTAAACAGACGATGTTTGATGAGGGCTTAGTCCCGTTCCCACAGTATGGCTCCGAGGAAACCGCCAATGAGATCGAATGGTCGTAATAGAGCTAATGAAGCGCAAAAGGGCCGGCGTGCCCCTGTAAAAGCACTACCACCACAAGGATTTTCCGCGATCCCTAGATCGTATACGACTGGCCGACCAAATATGGCCAGTGCAGGAACCAACTTGCGTCTCAAGAA